ATATAGATGCGAAAATACAAGATTAGTACCTTGTACCGCATCATCTGTAGAAAATGCAATATCAGAGATAGAAACTTCTGCATCGTTTAAATATTTTTTTGATTCTGTTAATAATGTTTTATATTATTCTTCACCGCAAGAACTAAGTAGTGAACACCCATTATGCACACCTATTCAAGATGTGAGTATATTGTCTAATACAAATAGGAATATATCCTTAAATTTATGTGGTATTGAAACATGGTATCAAAGTTTTAAATTTGAAAACACATGCAATGCAGATATTTCATATTGTGTTGCAAAATATATATCAAATTATGGAGGATTTTATGTTCCAAGCAGTGGTTCAAATATAATTTTTAGAAATTGCGAAGCTGCAAGAGTGTGTCGTGGTGGTAGTGGCGATGGTTTCAATGGCCAAGGCGATGCAAGTGATAATTTTGGTGCTAATGTCGCTTTACGATTGATTGATTGCTGGGCACATGATAATAATGATGACGGATATTCAAGCCATCAGTACTCTGAATCTGTTATACAAGGAGGTCTGTTTGAATATAATCAAAAAGCAGGAGTAACTCCTTCTTATGGCGAACATTGCATTTGTTATAATGTACTTTCGCGTCACAATATAAATGGATTTTATTATATCGGTGCAGCAAGAGATAATGGCAAATACGGTCAAATGTTTGCTTTTAATTGTATAGCCGATAATAATACAAGTTGTGGTTTTAGGGTTAAAGATAATAAAAACTATATAAGATTGTATAATTGTATATCAATGAACAATCAATATGGTTATTATAGCGGAGATTCTAATAACATAATTGATGCAATAGATTGCAAAACTTACAACAATACAACTATTAGAAGCGGCAATGGTGTTATTAATATAACTAATTGTCAAAATCTTGCATAAACTATATGAAAGCAATCATCTATTACAAAAAATGTTCATCAAAGCATGATGAGCATTTTCTTTGTTTATATTTCAATGTTTTCAAAAATCAAAGATACTGTCTAACAAAATCTTCCAAAGGCAAGACATGATCAAAATGTCTAAATATATCATGAATAGTCTGCGCCGATTCTTTTTCATCTCCACAACATTTGATAATCACTTCATCCTTATTTGTGTAGTTTCTTCTTGGATGATTGATAAACCATTTATCTGTATTTTTGATTTCATCTAATTCTTCCGTATAGTCATAAACAAAGTTTTTAAGTTCTGGAATGTTGTGCATCAAAAATTTAATCAAACGAAAAACTTTAGGATTGCATTTTCCAAATGCTTTTGTTGGATCGAAAATCAAAAAGAACAATTTAGCAATAGCAAATGCAATATTGTCTTCGTACAAAACAAATGATGGTTTTTGACTACTTGGAATATATTCGTCATTTGCATCCCTAATAGTTTTATATACATAAACGTCAAAACCAATTCTTCCGTCTGCATCAAGTTTGATTATATCCGGACTGTCATTATGAAGAATTATATTGAGCTTTGGATTCAAAATATCTCTGAATGTATATTCAGAAAGTTTTTTCTTTGAGAGATTCATGTCATCAATGTAATCGACATCATCATCGGTGTTAGTGACGTCGAAGTCATATCTTCCTTCATTGAGTCGTCTCTTGACAACTTTAGCGACATCTCTCATAATGCTCTCATAGAGAGTTCTCTTGTTCTGTCTTCTCATTTAATAAAAATGCATTTTTCTTATTTATCACAAAAAAAATGATTTTTGAACACTCTTATTTCACAGATTTTCTATTTCTAAAATCTTCATTTTCAAAATGATAAATACAAAAATTTGCAAAAAATTACTACTAATGCCGACAAAGCGCAGGATGTCCATACCGCGTCGGGAGCAGATTGAACTTCGCGATGACAAGTCAAACTATCTCGACAAGGAACTTGAGAAAGAGAAGCGAACTGAGATATACTCGACAGAGAAGATAAACCAGATATTGAATGACATAGAGAACGGAAACTCTCCGGACATGATTCCGTTCTTCCACGGCAAGATAGAATGGCGCAATGCGGATCTCGCATTCGAATACACGAAAGATGAATGGGAAGAGATGCAGAAGTGCCAAGACAATCCCATTTACTTCATAGAGACATACTGCAAGTTCTTGACAGACCGCGGCAGGGTAACTGTCAAACTCAGGGACTACCAGAAGGATGTCATCACCATGTACACGGACTCTTACTTCAACGAAGAGTACGAGATGTTCCTTCCCAAGTCCAGACTCAATATCCTGCTCCAGTCAAGACAGACCGGAAAGTGCGTTTCCCTGAACTCCACTATCACCATCAACAAGAAGCAGGTTCCGCTCTACGAACTCTATTACCGCTCGATAGAGAATCCGTCCATTCTCGACTTCTTCATCTATACTGCACACCGCCTTAACAAGAACAACATCTTGTCAAACTTCATCTACAGATGCATGTGCATGAAGTTCAAGACTAAAGATTTCACAGAAAGCAAGAAAATCATCCAGACGACAAACATAAACGCTCTTGTCCTTTCGGAGAACAACACATACAAGCCGGCTACTCACTTTCACATAACAAAGCCTTTCAACGTCTATATAGTCAATCTTGAGAACGGCTTTTCTCTTGAATGCGCAGACACTCATCTTGTCAAGACATCCGAGAACATCTGGAAATATACAAAAGACCTTTCGACATCCGACTTGGTTCAAGTCACAACGGGTTTCTCGCGCGTCGTTTCTGTCATCAAGACGGAACGCAAGGAGTTCATGTGCGACATATCTGTCAACGACTTCTGCCATTCTTATTTCACGAACAATATCCTGTCCCACAACACGACGACGACAGCCGCGTTCATGGTGTATTACATGCTTTTCAACGAGGACAAGAATGCAAGAATCGTCGCAAACAAGGGAGATACTGCTGAAGAGATTCTCGACAAAGTCACAGACATCTTCAAAGGCCTTCCGTTCTGGCTCAAGCCCGGCGTCCGTTCTGTATCCAAGACGACAATCAAGTTCGAGAACGGTTGCACGCTCAAGTGTTCCGCAACATCAGAAACGCCTGCAACCGGTTCGACAATCCATCTACTTATGGTCGACGAGTGCGCGCTTATCCCCGCAAACAAGATTGTTCCGTTCTGGCAGTCTGTCTGGCCTACGCTTTCATCGTCTGAATTATCACAAATAATTGTCCTTTCAACACCGCGCGGAAGACATAATCTATATGCGGATTTGCTGTTTTCAAGCGACATGGTCTATTCGCACGACAATCCGAAATGGAACGGCTTCCGGTACAAGAGAGTTGATTACTGGCAAGTTCCGGGACATGACACGGAAGAATGGAAACAGAAGCAAATAGCAGCATTCGGAGAAGCAAACTTCAATCAGGAATTCGGTCTGTCATTCGATTCCGATGCATCGAAACTCGTTTCGCCTGTTGATTTGAAATGGATGAACGAGCATGCCTGTTTCTTCCGTTCAGTTGACATATACGGAATTCCGAGAAACGTCTCGTCAAAGATATTCTGGCATCCAGATTTCCATCCGGAACAACTGACAGACCAAGACCTGATGACAAGCAGGTTCTTCCTGCAGATAGACACGGCAGAAGGAAAGCAAATCGGAGAAAAGGGACAGGAAGATTCAGACTGGAACGTAATCACGATATACAAAATCGAGTTTCTTGACCCGCAAATCATAGAAGCGAACAGAGACGGTTATAAAGAAGTCAAGCTGAAAGACTGCATCGCGTTCAGACAGGTCGGAGTCTATATGGATCAGGTGTTCGACGAAGAAGCTTGCGCGGAAGCGGCAAAGCATATCGTTTTCACATGGCTCAAGAACGGGCAGATGACATATCTCGGAACAGAGTTCGACAACTGCAGAGTCAATATAGAAATAAACTTCAACGGCCACAACTGGCTGAAGATATTCAAGAGGCATGATGCATTCTATCCGTCTCTTGTCATCAAAACTTTCCATTCCAACAAAGCGACAAAGAAGGAGATGGGATTCAAGACAGTTTCCGGCGGAAAAGGAAAGGGGTACTTCTGCGAACTCGGCGCGAAGATGATTTCAAGAAGGCAAATCATCATCACACACGACCATGAAGTGTCGTCAAACTCGACTATTCAGCAACTTGAGGCATTCGCGAAGTCGAAGTCCGGAACATATTCAGGCGGAGTCATGCATGACGACCTTGCAACGACAGTGCTGTTCGTTTCAATCGCATTCGAAGAAGAAGAGTTCCAGTACTGGATTGAAGACTGGTTCATGATGCTATGCACGTCTGACATTGTCAGCTACGAGATGAAAGAGACTCTTTCGCAGGTGAACATGTTCATAGAGAAATATGCAGTTCAGACAATAGATGACGAGTATTCAGAAGCGGATATCGCTCATCTGTACGGAAATGCGGCAAGCGGTTTCGGAAAGATAACGTCAACTCAATCGACAGGAAACATTCCGCAGATGCCGTCATATCCGCAAACAGGACGCTATCCGTCTGCACCGGCACCGTCATATCCGTCAAGCGTTCCGTCTGCGCCGAGAAGTCCGCAGATGCCCGGCTACGGAGGCGGTTATCCGACTGCGAGTCCGTTAAGGCAGCAGATACACTATCCGACCAGCAGATAAGAAAAAAGAGCAACCCGAATTTCAGAGTTGCTCTTTTCTTAATTATATCAGTTTTTTTAATCTTCATCTGTTGTCCAAACGATTCTGTCGGTCATCTTATCAAGAATTTCGATTGTGTCGTACCCACCTTCTTCGTAATCGTGGATTGCTGCATTAATAGCAGCATTAATATTCGTTGTGCAAAATCCATTATAATCAATATCGCCATCATAAACAAGAACGTATCTGCAGTCGTCATCACTTTCATTCAGTCTTTTCTTGACAACTTTAGCAACATCTCTCATGATGCTCTCATATAATGCTCTCTTGGATTGCTTATTACTTGATTGCTTTCTCGATTTGGTGATTTGTCTTTTCATTATTTCAAATTAAAGTTTTTATTTTCAATCTTTTAAACGAAATCTTCTTCTGAATTAGAATCATTTCCAGTTCCGGAAAGAATATCGTCTTCTGCATTGATGTCATCATTTGATGTTTCATCGCCATCGCTAATCGTGCTGATGACAACAAGACCGCTTGGATCAAGGTCAAGTTCAGGCTCGTCATCGACTTTCTTTCCGCCTACGATATTGTTATGCTCGCTGTTGTAGAACCATTCAACATCATCAAATGTCAATTTCGTTGAAAGGCACTTTGAAATATACGCAAAGAACTTGTTAACTTCCGAACGGCTCTTCGTCTTGAAGAAGTCATACAGATTGTCAATGTTGCTTGTGTCCTTGGTCGCTTTTGCAAAGTCCTTGCTGAAACCGAAATGCTCCATATATTTCCATGCAGGACCCGGCTTCAACGAATGATAGAACTCGCAATTGTTTCGATACGCCTTCACTCTGAACATCATGCCGATTCTCTTGTTTCCGAGATATATGAAATACGACGAGTTCTTCTGGTCAACTGCCATGTTCCTCATTATGTAAATAAAGAACTCTCTATTGAACACGGCTCTTGCATATCTTTCAGGATGGTCCTTGTCAACATCTCCGCGGACGCGGTGGTCATATCTGTTCTCTTCATCCCAAATCTTGTTCTTGATTTCGATAGCATTGAATACCTTGTCAACTTGAAGAGTTCTTACGGTCTTTGCGGTTCCGGTAGCACAGAAGAATCTCCAGCTGAAATCATATCCGAACACTCTCTTGATTTCATTGCAGAGTTCCTTTGCTTCTTTCTTGTGCTTCTTCAAAGACTTGCTGACAGAATTACAGTTGCTTGAATCTATATGCCCGCGCTTGTACAGAGACGCAATAGACTGGACGATGTCTTTCCAGAATATCTCTTTCGGACCGTCCGGAGTCAATCTGACAACAGCCATCTTGTTGTTGTTTCCGAAGTACATGAGAATGTTCATCTTCGCAGGGATATAGACAGCAAGAATGAATCTCTTCTTGTTGTTCAGGAACGAGACCGTACTCTTGACGTCAATCACTTCGTCATATTCTTTTGCCTGTTCTTGCTCCTTGTACTCGTCTGCATATTTCTTCCAACGGTTTGCATTATTCGACATGTGAAGGTCCCTATACACATCGGTCATTCTCGATGCTTCAGCAGATGTCCATTCATGCTCAAGAATCGGAGTCACTTCACGCATGACTTCTCTCAGGATTCTACTTTTAATGCTTCTGTTATTGTTAAATCTTCTTTTCATAAAAATATGATTTTGTAGTATTTCTTATTAAATCGTGTTTATCTTGTCAAAAAGATATGACTTGATTTCCTTCAGTTTCCCGATATGACCGCTTCTGCGCAACACCTTGAATACGATGTTTCCCGGAGCGTATTCACCTGCTTCCGCAATTGCATCTCTTCTTCCCTGAATAATCTCGTCATTGAGTTTCACGACTTCATCGCGCAGGATTTTGCACTGTCTTTTTGTAAGCAGCCTTCCGGTAAGTTCTTCAATCTTGTCTATGATATTAATGTACTGCGAAGCCTGTGTCTTGATAAGTTCCTTGTTCAGTTCGTAGTCATCGGAACTCGGTATCTTGATCCACTTGTCATACTTCACGGAATAGATTCCGTTTGACGCATTCTCTTCATTCTTCTCCTGAACGTAAATCTCTACAGGATAACCGTATATGAGAACGTCATGCTGTTTGTTCCAGTCGTTCTTCTTCATATCGAACAACTTCTTGAGAGTTTCCGGGTTTCCGTATTCCGAAAGCTTGCTGAAATCAACCATGATGTGCAAGTCGACATCAGAGTACTTGCTCCAGTTATAGCCGGCAAGGGAACCCACGAACACGATGTCGTCAATCTTGATTCCCATGTCGAAGTCATCCATAAAGTCATTGGCTATTGCTACAAGATGCTTCCTGATGACTTTCTTAAGCTTGTTGTCAGAACCCCAGATCTTTCTGTTCAAATCTTGTTTCTTATCGAACGACTTAAGATTTATCTGGCTTGGATAGACGCTATCGAGAATAGCGTCAACTTCATTTAACGATACTAATTTCGGCATTGAAATTTTCAAAGCGCTTTCTCTATTTATCAAAGAAAAACCGATATTTTTTGCTATGTTTTTTAAACTAAACAAAACTTTTCTTGTATACTGATTTGAGTTTTTATTCTCGATAAAAAGCAATGGCAAGAAAAAAGACAAAGAAAGCAAATGCAATAGATGACTGGTTTGCATCAGACGAAAGTCCTGTCAATTTCTTCGGGAACTGCATAACCGGCTTCGAAGACACCAAAGACGGAATCATCCTGAAATACAAGTTCAGCGCGCCTGACTACATCAATACGGCATTTGATGACAAATACTCGTCATTGAAGATTGCATCAACAAGCTTGAGAACCGTACCGAACCGAATTTGCGGTCTGAAACCGGAACCGGATTCGATGCAACTCAACACATTAATAATATACGGCTATGTTCCGGATGCAGATGATGCGCATTCGTCAAGACTTGATTTCGAGCATATAAGCCGCGCTTTCAACACAGAAACCATAGACAAGTTCGACACAGTCAAGTTATGCGGAAGTTTCAAGGACATTGAAGACATGCAGCAAACCCTGGACTTCATATATGACAATTTTCTGAATGACAAGATATACGGAAACGTCATTCTTTATGCTTATTCTCTTGTCAATGACGAGAACGGAAAGACGAGAACGATAGCAGACCTTGTCGATAGCGGCTATCAACTCAAAAGCCATAAGTTCAGTCTTGAATACGGATTGTTCGGAAAGAGATACTACACGAAGATTCTTAAGGGAAGCCTGCCGGACGAACCTATCGGAAAACTGGACTTTAGTTCTGTTGATGCAGACAAATAAATCATTTTTTTTCAAAAATGGCAAAGGAAAAAGACTATAGCGCGATAAAGATTAGTTCAAAAAACATCATTCTGATTTCAGACATTCACTTCGGATGGAATTCTGCAAGCGAAGAATGGCTCAACAACATCAACAGTTACTTCGAGAACTGGTTCATTCCGTTTGTCGAGCAAAAACTCAAGGAAAAACCAGACTATGTCCTGTTCTGTCTTGGCGACGTGTACCATGACAGGAAGTCAATCGACATCGACGCGAACGAACTCTGCATCACGACATTCGAGAAACTGTCATCAATGCTTCCTGTCTATATCATCAACGGAAACCATGACCTGTCAAAGAAAACGAACAAGGGAACGTCATCGCTGCGTTCTCTCGACAACATATCGAACCTGACTCTTATCATGGAGCCGACTCTTGTCCAGTTCACGGACGGAAAGAAAACCGTCAAGAAGATAGCTGCGATTCCGTATATGGGCGACTGCAATGAAGAGAACAAGCAGATTGTCAAGTTCAGCGGGACAGCGGACTATGCGTTCATGCACACAGACATATCGAAGATGAAGTTCGACAACGGAATGGTCATTGTCGGCGCTGTTGACGCAGAGAAGTTCAAAGGGAAAATCATATCGGGTCACATCCACAAAAGGCAGGAA